CCCGCCATATCCGGTCACGTTTGTGACCTCCATCGGCTCGCCTACAACGGTGGTCAGATCGGAGAAGAATTGGTGGGTATTACTGTAGGTGTAGCCGCCGGGCGTGAGATTAACGAGCGCGGCATGGAGTCCTGCATCACCACTGCCGTTGAGTGCACTATCGGCTGCGCCCCAAAGAAGCGCTTCCTTGTAATAGGGGTAAATCGCGTTCGCCATGTCGCTACACTCCCTGAAGCTGCTTGCGCGAGCCCATAATTCGACCGGCCTGGTCGCGTACGATCTGGTTCGGCGCAGCTATCAGTTGGGCCAGTTTGTCGATCCTTGCCTGCAGGTCCCGGACCATTGCTTCCTGTGGCGCCACGATCGCGGCGGCCGCGACTTCGTCCACACCGACGGCACCAACGGCGCGCGCCTCAGCCTGCATCTTCGCAAGACCGACGCGGAGCGCGGCGAGCTCGAGCGAACCCTTTGAGTCCATGAGCTCGATCTGCTTGTTCGTGAGGGCGACCTTGGCTTCCTGTTCGGCGCGCCTGCCTTCCGCCGCAGCTTGCGCTTCCTGTGCCTTGATCTGACGATCCTGCGCAGCACCAGCCTGCTCCGCCTGGAAGCGCTGCTGATCGAGCTGAAGACGCTGGCCGTCGACCTGCGCCCTGGCATCCTGTTTCGCCTGCTTAGGATCCGGAGGCTTCGGCTGGCTCGCCATCTGGGCCATCTGATCGGCGAACTCGTCGATGACCTGCTCGAGCTGGCGTCCAGCGCGGTACTGGCTCGCCAGGAATTTCAGTGTCTCAGCCACCATCGCAGCGCTTTGCGGCATCGCCTGCACCAGCGGAAGGCCCTGCTTTATCGCGCCACCGACGGCAGTCACAAACTCGGTTGCCGCAGCCTTCTGAGCCTGCTCGTCCGGCTCGATCGTCGAATTGGTCTCGATGTCGAGCACGTAGGGCCGAAGCTTGTGCTCGCGCAGGAGCGCCATGATCTTCTCAATCGTTGGCACCTCGGAAAGCTTCGCGAGCTGGGCCTGCAGGCCTGCAGCCTTCTGTTGCGCCTGCGCCATGATCTGTTGCGCGGCCTGAGGATTCTGTTGAGCGAGCTGCCTGGTCTCGGGGTCCGTCTGAGCCTGCTGCAGCTCACGCTGCATCTGCTGGAGCTGCGCCTGTAGCGGCTTGGCCTGCTCGGCGATCTTGGCGTCGTTCGGCGCGTCGAGTTGCGTCATCTCGAGAAATGTCTTGGTCGAGAAATTCTCCGCCATGATCTCCGCCAGCAGCGCGATCGTGTCACGCGCGATCCGAACCATCTCGTCCTTACGGTCGGAAATGCGGATGGATCCGTACTGGCTCTTGAGCTGCTGGGCGCCGAGTGTCTCGGAGGCCTGCGTCTGCCCACGCATGATGTCGCTGATGCCGGAGATCTGGTAGACGTCGTCGATCAGCTGCTTTCTCAGGCTGATCAGCTGGGTGATCGTATTGGCCACCATGTCGATTGGCAGCCAGACGATCATGTCTTTAACGCCACCCTGCCCCAGCGCGTTCCAATTGGCGATCGGAACCAGGACCTGGTTGTCAGAGACTGACTTGACGGCGGTCTCTATCGCATCCGCAACGTCGCCGGCGCCGGCGGGGTAGAACCCTCGAACCTGCAGCGCACCAGTCAGTGCGGCAATCCGCCCCGTGATCTCGTTGATCTCCTCGATCTGGTCCTTGTACAGCATGAAATCGGGCACAGGGATCAGCGTGCGCCGCTGTAGCGTCCCATAAGCCGGACGTGGGCACGGGAAGAATCCGTCCAGCGTCAGATGGGGCTCCCCCTCGTCGAGCAGCACGTCGACGCCAGGCGCCAGCCAGACCACAACGTTCTTGGACTTGCTCCAAAGCTCCCAGACGCCTGCCTTCTTGCGGCCGTCGTCGATCTCTTTGTCATCATGGCGCCGGCTGTATTCGGCGTCCTTGTAGGCGTCTCCGGATGTCTTCCGGAAACGCTTGCGCATTTCTCCGCGCGTCAGCCACGAACGCTTTGCGACCCAGTCAACCTCTTTCCATTTCCGGGCCTGGTCGCAGAGCCAGTCCTTTCGGTCGACATGCTCCGCAACAGCCCGCTCTCGGAATTCCTTGCCCTTGCCGCTGGCCTCATAGCGGACCCAGATCACGCCACGGGAATTGATCGAGAGATCATCCCTGACGGCCTTCAGGACGTCGTGCAGGTCCTCGAGCTCGGCATTGACGATCGACGCGCGCTCGAGCAGTTCTGAGGCCTGCCGCGGCAACGGCCGGCGGTCCTTGAAGCGCGGAATAACGACGGGGACCGGCGCTCTCGCATAGATGGCTGGCGCAAGAACTCCGATATTGGCCCAGAACAGCTGGAATTGACGATCTCTTCCGACGTTCGCGAGTGCCTCGAGGTTGGCGTAAAGTTTGTCGATCCCATCGGAGCGCGCTTGCCACGTCGTGAACACACCCTCCGCGTCCTCGATCAGCCGCAGCCAACCGCGCGAGGATTTCGGTCCGCGATCACTGAGCGCCGCGGCGACGGGATCATCGTCGTACGGACGCTCGTCGTCCAGATCGATGTCAGAACCGGTCACGGTTCGGAATGCTCTTGGTTGGATTGCTGCGGTCGCCCAGGTCGCGGGTATCGCGCGAGTCCATTGACCTGCGACCAGTCGTAACAAACGGAGAGCGGCAGGCCGGGCATTCGCACCGCTCAGCGTCGCCGCTGCTTTTCTGCTTTTCATCGTTCATACGCGGATCCTCACCCCACTCATCGGCGCCGGCGGCGGCGGTAGTGGCACCTGGCCAGGGCCGGCTTTAGGTCGGTCTTCATCAGGCGCTCTGCGTACCCACGGCCGCGAATTGCACCCGTACCGCACCATATCGGCTGCGTGATCCTCGGCGTCCGAATCCAGGTCCTCAGGGCGGTTCTCGTCGTGCTGCAGAGCCGGGACTGTGCGCACGGTGTGCATGCAGGTGTCGAAGAAGATCAGCATCGGATGCCCATCTTCGTCACCCATGAGGCGCCAGCGGACCTGGTCCCAACCAGCCATCGCTCCTCGCTGGGCTACGCGCGTATTGTCTGCAGGACCGAACGTCACGCCATCCCCGCCTGCCTGCATCAGCTCGGCGATCGATGGGCCGCCATTGTTGGCAAATGCGGCAGGGTCGAGTTTCCCGTAAGAGATCTTGTCGCCAGCCTCGAGCTGCCGGATCTTCACCCCAACGTCTCGCGCCGGCATCTTCACACCAACGTTCGCCTGATACTTGCCCTGCGCGTCCGTCCTCACGCCGTACCATTCCCGGTACATCACGAGGCATCCTCGAGGCAGTAGGCGCCCGTCTGGCGTCAGGAAGTCATCCGAGACCACCGCGAACCACCCTATCGCGAAGGGCTTTGCAGATCCCCAGTCCGCGGCGCGGAAGCGAAGCCAGTGCTCTGGCACGGTAAACGGCTTGCAGACGTGCTTTGCCCGGGTGAAACAGTCGAAAAACGCGCCGTCGATGATATCCCAGTCACCGTAGCGCATCGCGCGCACCAAGCTCTCAGATCCCAACCCATGCAGCCGGTTCTCATACCCGGGATCCTGCTCGGCCATCGAAGGGTTGTCCTCGAGGATTGCCGGGATGAACTGTCGCAACATCCCCCCCTCGTTGGCTGGAGTCCGATAAACCTGCATGGGCTCTGCGCCATCGATCCAGGTCATCTTGACGAACTGGTGGCCAATGCCTCCCGGATTCGCCCCGCACAGGATCCGCGGAAATCGTCCCTCATACTCCTTGGGGACCGTGATGCCGACCATACGCACGCGGTTGCGCAGGAAGCGGTAGATGACGTCAGTGAAGTGTGTAAGCTCGTCGATGATCAGGACGTGGATCTCAGCTCCCTGATACTTGAAGCGGTGCTTTTCATCCTTGCAGTGGCAGAGGTAGATCTTCGAGCCGTTCCAGAACCTGAGCTCATCTTCGATGATCGTGACGAAGCCGCACAGCACCCAACCAGCGAGCAGCGCGCGAAAGCCGTTCGGGCCTTCCATGTGGTTTTTGATCAGATCGTCGCGAAGGCGGCGAAAGAAGTAGACCTGCAGGCCAGGAATTGCCGTGCACCAGATGATCGCCGCCACCCGCATCAGGTGCGATTTGCCGCCGCCGGCGGCGCCTCCATAAAGGATCTCGGTGGCCTCGGAGCAGAACGCGAGCTCTTGCTTCGGGTGGAGCTCGAGGTCTAGCTCAGCGTCAGCCTGCCTTGCGGCGGCGGCCATTTAGGTTGATCGTCGGAACGAGGTTGAGCTTCCCATCGAGCTCAATGGTCTTTTTGAACATGCCGAGGTGCGTTCCGATATCGACCAGCGCGGCACGCTTGTCGTGCAGTTTGAACGTTACCCTGCGAACCTCACGACCTCGGCGCCGGCGCAGGCCTCCGCCATGGGCTTGAGGTTCAATCTCCTCGTCCGGAGCGCCCCGCGCGTCCGTGAAATCCTCCACCGTGAAGGAGGAGATGGCGGCCGCCTGGTCGCGCGTGATCTTCGAGAGGTCGATGTAGGGCTCACCCTGCTCAGTGATGCCAGAGTAGTCAGCCATGTTAGCAAAGCCGATCTTGGCAAGCTCTCGGATCACCTGCTCGGCTGTGATCGCGGACCGCACAACTACCTGCTCGGCCAGAGATTTTTCCAAATAAGCAAGCCTCGCTGCAAAATCAGCATTCTTACTTATCCGGCTGAATGCCGTTTTTGCGGCGCCGTCGGAAGCGCTTGGATAAACAACGAGATACGCTCGGTACCCAATGCGCTGCTGATCGGCGAAGTAGGACTGCAGCACGCGTTCATGTTTGGCATTTGCCAGCGGCTGATCAGCTTTTTCGGTGGGTTTTTGCAATTTATGCAACAGCGGTTAGCCGGAAATCGTCTCGCGCAGCACAGCCAACGCCTTCGTAGAAGCGGCTCTGGTTTCGGCCTCAATCTTCTCCCGTATAGCCGCGAGCGACCTCTCGTGTTTGGCCCGCGCCTCTGCGTGCGCGGCGGCGGCAGCTCGCTTTTGCTCGGCTTCCGCTGCCTTATCGTCGAAGATCTCGTAAGGCGCGATGACGAATTTGTCCGGACCTCGCGTAGCCACGGGCCCGGAATCCGGCACACGCAATATCAGCGCGTCGACGATCTCATGCTCGAGCGGCGCTGGCCGTCCGTGCTTACCCTTGCGATGAGACTCGAGCGCGGATCGGTGCGCCTCGAGGCGCTTTCCGAAGGCTTCGGCGGATCCGGCAAAGCTCAGTGGAACTTTTGTCATTGTGGACCCTTACAGCACAGAGCCCGCCAAATTTGGCGGGCTCGTCTCGGAGGTGGTTGCGCCAGCCAGTCGGCGCGCGAAACGCGTTACTTGCGCTTTGCGGGCGCCTTCGGCTTCGCGCTCTTCTTGACCGACTGTTTCGCGGCCGCAGGTTTCACGGCCGGCTTACGCTTGGCTTTCTTGGTCGCCATGACCTTATCCCTCTGTTGTTACTCTCGGGCAACTCGCCCGCAAGACAGAGGGAATCACGACATTTTCGTCAGTGCAAGTTCTGGCGTCCGTTAAGTGATGTTATCGGACTCCAGCGTCTGGAACTGGCCCTGAAGCAACAAGCTTAACGGTCTCTTCGATCGTCACCCGGATACACTCGGGATGCACGCATTCGAGCTCGAGCCATGTCACGACGGATCGAGCCTCTGCGCGCTTCCTTGTCTCGAGCGCGACAATCTGCAGACCTTCCGGATGTAACTTAAGGTCTACAATGACTGGAAATTTGCCGTCATTCGCATCATAAACCTCAACGGCGATAGCCTTGAGTTCCTCGAATGTCATCTCAAATTCTCGCTGGCGTGATCGACCCGAGAATCGACGGATCTGCTCGGACCCACCGCTGAAGCTTCTTGAAACTCGATGACCTGTCTGCAATCAGACGCGATTTGTAGCGCTGAGCGCTACGGCCCTTCGGAGCGGCGCCTTTGCGACGTTTCGGTTGCGGGCGACGAACCATCCTCGTGTAGCTCGGAGGATTCGGTCGCAGCGCGAAACGGGTGTTTGGCAGCGCCGTGGATAACATGGCGGTGCCGGCGATCGCCGCGAGCGTCAGCCCGCGAAACAAAGTCCCCATCGTCTTTTCCCCTTCAAAGAAATTCCCCGCCGGCGTGATCGTCGAAGTCGTTCTCGCGGCGGTCGTAGATCTTCAGCGTCTCGACCTTTTTGTGACGCGTGACGCGCATCACCTTGAGGGTGTCCTGGCCGCGCTCGAGAGCCGAGGTCACAAAGCCGGCGCGCATGGAGTGGCCTGAGAAGATCCGCTCATTGAGCCCGCAGGCCTTCACGGCGCGTTTGACGATGCGGGCGATCGAGCGATCAGAAAGTGGGGTTGATCCCACCTTTCCGTGACGGTCTACCTCGCGGAAGATGGGCCCCTCCGTGATGCCGGCGCCCTTGAGCCAGGTGTCGAGGGCATCGACCGGTCGCAGCTCGCGACCATTCGGCACCGGGACCTGCTGGCCCCTCGCCTCCTGGTCGCCCTTCGATCGGTCGATGTGAATCACAATGCCGCGGTGCCGCCGCTCGATGTGGTGCAAATGTAGGGCTACAAGCTCGGATCGGCGCAGCGCCGCGGCAAAGCTAATGAGGAGGATGGCCCGATCGCGCTTTCCTGCCAGCGTATCGGGCAGTTTGTGAATCACAGTGCCGAGCAGCTCGGCCGTGGTCGGGGCCTTCCTGGTCGGCCTGGCGCCGAGCGTGCGGCGGATCCCGCGCATCGTCGCCTTGACACCTTCTGTGTTGGTGGGTGGTTCGAACCCGGCCGCCCTGTGCGCTGCGCGTATCGCGGCAATGCGCCGTTGGATGGTTGACGTCTTGCGCCCGCTGTCGGCGAGCTGGGCAAGGTAGCGGGCGACGGTCGCGGGAGCCGCCGGCAGGGGGTCCTCGAGGACCTGGTTGCACCAGGTCGTGAAGTCCGTCCAGTCAGCGGCGTAGGCCCGGCGGGTGTTGTCGCTTTTCTCGGCCGCGAGGTAGGCGCGAACAGACGCAAGCGGGTCGACAAGCGCGGTCGACACTTTTTGCGGCCTCTTTTGAGGGCTAGAAAATTAACATCAGGCGCGCTCCGCCGTGGCTAATCTTCGCGAGATCAGCGGGTGAGCGGCGGGCGCCGCCGCAAGGCACGCGTCCCTTGTTATCGGTCGACGCCCTCGCCCGCGGTGCTATCTGCCGCGGTCACAGTCTGGGGCAGCTTAAGCGAGGTGCAAGGTGGGGTGATTCACAAGCCGGCGGATTCGATGAGGTGAGGCTCGATAGCCCAGTGCTTGCGCCCGAGTAGCTCCATCTCTAGGAGGACTTCGACGCGGCCGCGCGCGTCGAAGCTCGCCACGGTCGCCAACAGCGCGCGGAATGGCATCAGGTGCTTGACCCACACCTGCTCGCCCACCTTGTACGGGAGAGCTCCGCACTTTGCGAGGCCATGCAACCACTTGGTGTCGTTGATGCCCTCGGTAAGGCGTATTGCTTCGATCGCCTCATCGGACAGCAGCGCCGGCCTCTTGTGGTCGACCATCAGAAAATCATGAACACCCCTAACCGAGCGCACCAGGCGCCCCGCGTCAGGATCCGACGACAACGGCACGAAGAGGTAACAGGGAAACATCGGCAGCGCCACGGGTCGCTTGCGCAGGCGTCCAGCCCGCACCTCCCGATGCAGCACCGGCAGGTATGGCTTGAGCTCGCGCTCTCTCAGCCGCTCGAGGACTGCCTTCTCGCGCGCCGGCTCAGTCGCCACGATGTGCCAGCGCTCAGACACGCCCTTCCCCATCCTTCAGCACCTCGAGGCCGTATTCAACGAGCTGGCGGATCTGCTCGGCAAAGCTCGTTTTTTGCTGCAGCGCGAGCTTGCGGACCTCTTCGAATGTTTCGGAATCGTAGCTCGTGGCCACCCGCTTCACCGCTGGAGAGCGATGGTCGTAGCCCTGCGCCGGCTGGCGCACCCGTCGGGGCGTTGCTTGCATGCCCATAATCCCCTGCCGCTTTCCACGGGTAGCATCGTAGAGTCTGCAGTCGGTTAACGGGGTTCAGTTAACGAGAGCGCGTCCCGGCGGATCGGCTTCAGGTGCCCGATGTCTTCGAACCGCGCGCACTCACCGGTTGGCACCCAGAGGGTGACGGACAGGCGCTTTCCGTCATCGATCACTACCTGCGTGAGCTCTGGGCCGTGCTCGAGCGCGGTAGCACGCAGGAAAACGGTTTGCCCAGGCAGGATCATGACACCCTCCAGTTGGGCGTTACATGGAGGAAAAGGCGCGAACTTACAATAAGGTGACGCGACAACATAAAGTAGTGCTAGAGCATCCCGAACGCACGCTCTTCCAGTTTGCGCATCTGCGCTGACAATTCTCTCCGGATCGCGTCCGCTATGACCGGATGCACATAGAGCGTTCGACCGCCATCGACGGAATAGACCGTCTTCCGCGGAACCTGTCGCAGGGCAATGTTCTGGCGAAAGCCGCGCTTACGCCGGCGACGTGCACGGGCTGGGGATCTGACGCGGGACCAGTCCTCGATTGTCTCCACAAGGCTTGCGTCTTCGATGATCCGGACGGACGTAGTGGTCAGGAATTCAATCATCACTGCCCTAGCTGCTTCATGAGGATGCTGGTTACAACGGCGGATGCCGCAATGATTAGCCCAAGCAGCAGCCACCGACCATCTCCCAGTAGTAGCCAGTCAATCATCACAGCATCCCCAACGCCTGCATGTACGTCTCAAGGATCGTTTCCGCCTCCTGACGCTCGTTCGGATCCTCCTTGCGCATGCGCACGATGGTGCGCAGCGCCTTGACGTCGAAACCATTGCCCTTCGCCTCCGCGTAAACGTCGCGGATATCGTCGGAGATGGTCTTCTTCTCTTCTTCGAGCCGCTCAATGCGCTCGATGATGGA